AGATTTACTCAATTTTGCAATCAACCAACTTCATACAGCTACTAACACGATTTTCCTGTTCAGTCACGACCTACAAGTGCACCGTTACCACACTAGGTATTCTCTATTTAGCGTCGGAGTGTTTAGCGACAACAAGAAAGACTTATTTTCCAGCTTTCTTAACTGCTTTAATCTGTTTAGCAGCCCCAGACTTAAATTGTCCAGTAGGCATACGCGGTCCTTGTACGACCGCTCCGCTTTTCTTCATCCGTCCAGCACCCAACTTCTTCTGTTGTTGCTTTATCGTCTTCACTTGCTTTGGCCCTTCTATAAGTTTTGGAGCACCTGCTGTTGGAGTTCCTCCCGCTCGCGCGTTCTGATATCCAGCAACAGCCCCCATAATAGGTTTCCCTATTCCACTTACAAAGTCTGCAATTCCATCTGCAATTCCCAAAAACCAATCTCCAAGCCCATTGTCGTTAAACTTTGCGCCTATCGGTAGGTGTTTTTGAATCTCAGAATAGAAAGCCAAAGCAACATAATCTTCAGCAGGTGACATGCGCGCCAACACTGCAAGATTCTGATCCTGAGAAGATATAAATCTCTCAATCACCGTAGTTCGGTTAACTTTAAATGTAGATTGTGGAGTTAACCCGCTAAAAATAGCGCCCTTTTTGTTAAAAGGAGTTTTAAAATTATGCATCGTAGACACATGATTATTTGCGACATCCGCGACCGGAATAGGTCCAAAGATACCGCTGGTAATATCTTGAGCATTGCCCGCATTAGGCCAGACTAGCTCATTACCTGTCAAAATAGAACCCATAGTGTTGCAAAACGTTGGGGGGTTATCTAGTGAATCCATAGACTGCACACAATAACACCCTTCCATCGCACCCCACTGTTGAGTTCCTGGTAAAATCAAAGCTTCAGCTAAAGTTATGGGTTGAACAACGTCAATAGCCATAGTTTGAACTGTCACTCTACTTACCGGCACCAAGAACTTATCTAAATAAGTCCTAATTCCACTCTTCTCCACAACATAATATCTGAGAGGAGTATACTCATCCACCTTTTTCTCTTTTTTCATTGGAGACAGGGACTGATCACAATGTACATGTTCTAACAATACTTCTTTTTCAATTAGCATTGGTCGTTCAATAAATATGTTCTCAGCACCCCATTTCTTCACTACTTCAGGGTCAAGGGCAGCATTCGTCGATTGTACGTAAAAAGCCGTCGCATCGTTTTTAGAAGTTGGTTGCTCATAAACAGCAACAGAACCTCCGCGATACAACTCAGCCGTGGTATTGCAAACCTCAAAAGATTCCGCAATTTTTCTGAGTTTTCCTTGAAGAAAACCCGCATTTAAATCTGTACTACTATTTATCGGGTCACCCAATAATTGCACGTTTTTGTTACCCCCTCCCGAAGGAGGAAGACGTGTAATATCAGTTAACTGATTAATAGTCTCATTAAACGCCACAGCTATCAAGCCACCAACAGGGTACAAATTTGTTGGTACTTGAGTCACATCAATTGTATAATTTTGATTTTCAACAGTAACGAAAGCCCCATTTGCATAGGTATCGTTCATGAGATAATCATCCAACCAAATATGAAAACCCCACTGCGAGTTTGCCTGAGTCCAGACGGGTTGCACAATGTCATAAGATGACTTCACAACCTGTAACACAGATGGTCCAACATTCCTGTCAGGATAACCACAACACTCCAATTTCTCGTCATGTGATGGATCCAAAACAGCAACTAACCATTGCATTCCTTCTTCCGACATTCCCGTACGGGCTTTCAGTCTTTCCAATACTTTCATTCCTCTATTAACTTTATTCATAATCTTTTTGTCCGCCTTACATCCATCCAATCAAAAAGATTATATAATACAAACAAATAACAGTTACTCGAGGGGTAAAAAATTTTGAAAAAACCTCGAATTATCAACATTTAAACTTTCCAAACCACAATACCAATTAATACAAGCGTTGTACATCGGTATTGCCCGGAAATCATTCAACTTCAAATAATTCAGGTCCTTGTCATTAACATTAACTAAAACATTAATTAACTCGTTCCTAAATTTGTTATAAACACATTCACCATGCCCAGCGGACATAAGTAAAATACTTGCAAACTTCGATATTTCAGAAGCTGTAGACATCTTACCATGACCGTGAGTATAGCCAAAACAAAGAGTTCCAAGATCATACTTAGGCACCCAAAAGGCACCAATTTTCTGAAACTTAAAACCTAAAAATTCCATGTCAGCTAAATCGTTAGAAATAACCAACGGATCCAAAATAAATCCATATAAACCAAACGTTTCTACAACAGCCGCCGTAAAAACTTCGTCCGAGACATCCACGTTATCTCCCATGACAACATCGTCTCCAAAAAGATATGCAAAAACCATATCATTAATCAAATGCTCAGGAACCCCCAAGCGCAAAAACAGATGAACTAAAACTATAGCCATCCCAATAATATTATCAACCGTAGTCGAACCAGATCCACTATTGTTTCCCCAGTCCTTTTCAATAAAATCACCACAAGGCAATACAACCCGACTTTTACAACGATTATTTGTCACCCACTCCTTAAAAGGATGAGCACCAAACAAGCATTTTTAATCCTAAACACATCCCGAAGATGCGGAAAAAGCCTGTCATACCCCTTGACGTCAAACATTGTCTTTCTCCTAAATTTATTCAATTTAGTAGCCATGACATTGACTCCACCCTGGTACGGATTAACTCCATACGCAGACCACCAACACCCCTTCATTGCTTCGCTCTGGTTACCATAAACTATTTTACCGTTTAAAAGTAATTCATAAGGTTCCACAATAAAAGTTCGTTGTTTCAACAAATCAACATAATCACCTCGAAATAGAAATTCTCTTTCCTTACCACACGCCATCCAAACAGGTATGGTATCGAGTATATCAAAATTCAAAAAATCAAGAAACAGACCAGTTTTCACACATTGCCATTTCTTTTTAAGACCATTGTATCGCCAAACAAAACCGCTAGCTTTACTCTGATCAATGCTACGAATAGCACCGTCCAAAGACATAAAAGGAACCACAAGACCAGGAGCAAAATTCTCCAAAACGATCTTTATAGATGGTTCATAAAAAGGACATTCCAAGTATTTTCGACATACCAGTTTGTCCATCTTCCGTACCGAGACATCAAGAGTCTCTACAGAATTTTTCGCAACAACTAGATCCGCAGCTTCCGCCAAGAACCAGTCTAAATCATCAAAATAACGCAAAAATTTGCTTACAGGTGCTTCTATCGAAGGTGAACCCCCTATAGGAGGTACCGGTAAGCGGCCGAGATAAGTAAAGTGTTCATAAGAATTATGTCCAAGCTTTAACTTATCAAGAACATTGGCTAACATTTCTTCCCTAGAGAGTCGATGTTTCGGCAAGCCAATGTTCAATGGGTTTTTAAAGGATATACCAAAAAGGCACCGTTAGGTTTTAAAGATCGCTTCTTAACACCCATTTCCAAATCCGCAAAATGAAGGGCAATTAACTCACCACTTCTACTCATCAAAATCGATCCACAGGTTCCCCCCGTAGAATTTACATCATGAGTAACAAAAGAAGAGCCTACTTCGGTAGCATACTCTGCAGCAGCCGTCGAAAGCGGAGCCCCACTCTTGTCAGCATCAAATGTAACAAACAAACACGAACGTGTTTCATCCAAGTGACATATTTCAGCACTTTTCACCGGACGCATCCCCTCGTAAACTTTGGGGTGTCCCATTATACACTCATCCTGATTATGACCTAATTCCCATTTTTTAGATGGGCTTTCGATCGGCATCGGGCGAGGTTTATTATCAAAAATATAAGAAACTGCGCG